TCTCATCAACATTCTTATAAAACATGCCTTTGTTTTCAGTATAGCCTGGAACTCGCTGTAATACCGCGAACATATCTTTTCTCCACTTGCCAGCTAACTTGGGATCCTGTGGGTATGCTTTTATTTGTACCCTAAGATCCTCCGACGCGTCACCTAGAAGATGGTCATTCTTCGCACCCAACATCACATCAACGAAATTCTCGCGATTAATTTCAAAAGCAAAGAGAGCCAACTTAGAAACACTATCACCTTCTGTGTCTTTAAGGGCAATCAAGTATTTAATCGAAGGAACACCTCCTCCTCCTCGGAGGAAAAGATAATCAATGAGATTAGTAAAGCTACCGTGAATAACCGTATCGGGGCTCAAAAGTTTTAAACTAACATTTTCACCCGCACCAGTAATAAAATCTTCAATTGGCAGAGTGCCACCAACGCGGCCCGATTCCTGTCTGCCCCCTGTAAGCGCCGCCATAAATGCTTCAAATACAAATCCGGAAGATGCCTCGTTATAATCGTTAAGCGTTGCTTGTAGTGCTTCGATAATCATCATCATGTTCAAGAGCGTGTTCGACTTACCACCTGGAGCCTTCCGTTTAGCAGCTTCGGGATCCAAAAAGGAATTAACGTGTGCGATTCGCGCTCTCATATTACCACCGCCCGTAACAGAAGCAAAAATTCTATCGACTTCTTGACGGGATTGACTTTTAGGATCGCCCCAAGACTCAGTTGGGATCAGCTTTGGAAGATCAATATCAACACTAAAACGACGAGCTTCTTCCTCTTCTATCACCTCTGGCTCAATAGCATCATACAAGTGCTCAACCATTTCCATTAACATGGAAAAGTCGATAGGCTTCTTCTTTTCCTTCTTTTTATATTCTTTTCTCAATATCTCAGACAGTTCAGACATTTATATACCTCATAATATTTCGTCAGCGATCCCTAACTTAATTGCTTGCTCTGCAGATAAATAGACATTCACTTTACGTTTTAACATTTTTTTAAGTTGAGATTTGGTCATTTTTGTTTCTGCTACTAAACAATTTATATACATTTTTTGTAGCTCTTCAACTGCTTCTAATTCGTTAACGAGATCATGAATATTTCCCTGGTTGCCGGCACTTACTGAATGAATCATAATACGGCAGTTCTTTGCAATCTTGCGCTTGCCCTTTGTTCCGCAAGCAAGCAGTGGCACACCAGCCGACATTACTTTTCCTACGCCAACTGTATGGATTTCTGTTCTCTTCTGGATATCTTTCATTATATCATACAAAGCGAACATGTCATCAGCAGAGCCGCCGTAAGTTGAAAGATAAAACTCAATAGGTTCTCTATCTTCTTCCTTTTTGTCCTTATTCGTTTCGTTCATGTACATAAGCGCGTGAACTAATTCCGCTATAGGCTCTTCTAGTATGTCAGAAAACAAGCCGATTGTCCTCAAGCTAATCTCTGGCTCTCCTCCTTGTAGTTTAGAAGGATCAACCAAAATAACTTTCTTTTCTTCTATAGTTTCTTCAACACCATCAAGAAAGCTACGTAACTTTTCTTTTAATTTGTCTAATACATCACTCTTCAAGAAGGAACGCATGCGCCACCTCTCTATTCTGCTCAAGATAGTCCATTCCCGATCTCCAATCATCAAAATCTAATATCTCTTTGTAAAATTTAGAATGCTGTTCGACTATATGTTTAATTGCTTTTTCTTTGTAGGAGTTAATTGCTAGATCAATGTTAATGGTATAAGCGCCAATGTTTTGTTCGCTGGCTCCACTTTCTTGCAAAGTAAGAATCTTATAAGTTCTTGAGAAAGCAAAATTTTCCATTGACTTTGCGAGGATGGCCAGACTAATAACTTGGGCGCTTTTCACTATTAATATTCCAGTTCTAGTGGCGCGAAAAAAATAAAATGTCTTACAAGTTAGGTAACCAAACACAAATACAAGAAAATATTGAAGCCATTCCATATAATATCCTTTTCAAAAAATAACCACCAATATCTCTATCGGTGGTTTATTATAACAGCTTGTAAATTCTTTGTCAACTACTTTTTCAAGAGCCTCTTCATAATCTTTTCAGCTAGTTGATCAGCCATCTTTTCTTTTCGAGATTCCTTCATTAAACGAGCGGCTACGCGACGGGCAACTTCTTGCATCATCATTTCTTCTTCGCCGCCTACTTCCATTTCCTCACCTCCTTCCGGGGGCATTTCTTCTTCGGGGGCCATTTCCTCGTCTTCGAGACCTTCTAGGCCTTCCTCGTCTTCGAGACCTAGCTCTTCTTCTTCGCCGCCTTCGCTGCGTTCGGCGTCCATTACAATACCATATGGTTCAAGGGCACTGCCCATAGCATCGAGCATTGTTTCTAGAGCGGTTTCCACAGCTTCTACAGCGTCAGGAGCAAGCTCTTCTGCTCCTTCATCTTCCAGGCCCATTTCATCATCTTCCAGGCCCATTTCATCATCTTCCATACCCATTTCTTCATCTTCTAGGCCTACTTCCTCATCTTCCAGGCCCATTTCTTCGCCTGCTCCCATATCGTCCATAGGCTCTTCTTCTACCTCAGTAACGCCATTCCACTCACGCAATCTAGGACTGCCAACCGCCGGCATGCTGGCCAATTTCATGAATCGACGGATTTCTGATTCAGTTAACAAAGTCTTACGAGCCATTATAAATCTCCTTAAAATGTACAAACTCAAATATAAATAGTGTTGTGGTTTAATAAACTCCCTAAAAAAGCAATCTTGCCGAAGATATACGTTTTTTTAACTTTTCTAGAGCCTTTACTTCTATTTGTTTCACTCTCGCAAATGAAATGCCTAAGCGATCTGCTGCTTCTCTGAGGGTCATATTCCCGTTCTCGTAAACAGATATTAAACAACAATTATGTTCTTTTTCATAATCTATCCAAAGACGACACTCCGTCACCGGGCACGACACTCCTTCTTTCAAACAATACTTAGAGCATTTTAATAATCCATTTTGTTTCATAACTCTGGGTGCTCCTCTTCTAATAAATCAAAAATGTTTTCTATTTCGCCTTCGCTAAGTGCAAAGTCCTTAAGGGTCGTCTTTCCTTTGTTGCGTAGTTGCGCAGATTTTGCCTTTTTAATTTTAGACTGATCTTTTACTTCATCAACATATCCTTGAATTCTGTGATCACCTGTGATGTATGCTGTTATCATATGACGAAAAAAGGCAGACTGCGTAAGTCCATCCTGTTTTAATCTGATTAAAAGTTGAGCTTGGCGGTGATCATTGTCTGTGAAGATTATTCGTTTTGTTAAGTTTCCATAATCTATTTCCGTAGACATTATTTCTCCTTCTCAATAAATTCTTTAATATCGTTCAAATGGTACCATGTCTCTTTGTTTGGTTCCTCTGGATCCTTTAACACTCTAATCTTGGGCGTATTAAATCCTGTTTTAACCAAGGTAATTGTGGGCACTCCATTAAACCCTATAATCTTTTCTGCTTGTGGATAATCAGCGATATTAAAAGCAAAAAAGTGTAAGTCTGAGTATTCTTTGTTTTCTGCTATGTCTTTATAAGGGCTGCTTAATTTATGACAGAACGGGCACTTATTCGAATAAAATTTAATAACACAAATTGCTGCTTCATTTACTTTACCAGATAATAATTTTTGAAGTGCTGGTTTTGACAATCTATCAATCGACATTTTCTCTCTCCTTAACTACTTTTTTTGCCTTTTCAATACAGGGAGGGCAAAATAAGCGAACCTTTTCCGCCTCCTGGTGAACAACCACCGACCAAGACATCACCATTTCTTTGTTTTTCTTGTCAAATGATTCGTGACATGTATCACATTTATCAGGCAAAAGCCCAAATAACGCAACCTCAGAGGCCAATGCCTTTTCGGCTTTTGATGTCTTCTCCAAAGCTCGTCTTTGCTTTCTATTCATCCTCGCTCCATCGTATACACAGATGGATATAGGTTTCGAATATAAGAAGACCCCGAATTAAATACCACTACTGCAGAGGGAAACGGAGCAGAGTTCTTAGAGTCTCCAAATTTAAGGCGTCCTTTAATAAAATGAATCTCTGATGCTCTCATTACATATTTGTGCCAGTACTTTGTATCAGTTCGGGCAGGGATGAGCATCACCACTTTGGTATCATCCTTCTGGCTTTCTCTATATCCCTTCTCTACCCACTCTGAGAGGTTGCCGTAGGGAGGGTTAACAAAGACAGTTTCCCCTTCCCAGTCTTGGGCCAGTCCATTATCTTCAAGAGTATAATACTTCTTAGCCTTATGATTATCATTTGTAGCACAAGGATCCAAAGTAAACTTTCCAAATCTCCAGTCTAGCTTATTAAAAAATTCTTGTGGTGTTGCCCATTCGCCCGTCTTAGAGCTAAACAGCGTTTTTTGTGTTGTTTTGTTCATTTCTCTTCTCCTTCGAAGATATGCTCATTAATTCTTTTTTTAGAAATCTCAATATATTTCTCTTCCATGTCAATACCAAAAAATGTTCGGCCTTCCTTCATTGCGCCGATCCCAGTTGAGCCACTACCGCAAAAAGGATCCAAAACGATCTTATCAGGTGGACAATAGATCTTACATAAATAAGACATTAAAGAAATAGGCTTAGGCGTCGGATGATCATTGTATTCTCCACGCTCTTTGCGCGTCACACGCGGAGCATAAAAATATTTCTGATGTTCTGTCTGAACCTCTCCTATGATGTTGGAAGGATATCGCCCGGCGGGGTTGGCATCAACCTTGCCAAAGTCAACCATCTCCCCTGTAGCAATAAGTGTCCAGCCCTCTTTCTTAGTTTTAATTGAAGATGCTCTCGCGTGCTTTCCATCCTTTCCGAAAGATCTACGCTTGACGCCTTGACCGACCCATCCAGTAGGAGGCTTGCCGTCCCACGGAACACGCGTGTTTTCCACGTCAATGACCCCAACCTTCCATTCCTCAAAGTTCTTTTTAATGCTGCCCTTGAATGGTTTCTGCGCAACTACAATTGGTTCATGGGCCGGCTTCAATCTATTCTTCTTTGGCATCTTCGTAGTCACCATCCACATAATCTGGTCTTTAATATCAAACCCGGCATCCTCTACCGCGCATGCCATTCGATGATAAAGCTGGGGACTACAAAAGCTGAGACAGAAGCTCCCAGGCTTAAGAACTCTCAGCACCTCTTTCCAAACCTCAACTGTTGGAACCGAATGATCCCACTCCTCCATTCCCATGCCATATGGCGGATCGGTAATACAACTATCAATTGAATTATCTGAAAAGGTCTTTAGGATTTCTCGACAGTCTCCATGGAAAAGCTTATGAGACATAATCAAGAACTCCCTGTTCGCAACGCTCACGCTCAGAGTGTGTAAAATAGTCTGTTTTCTCGGCGCCTCCTTTTTGACACCACATCGCCCTGAAATATAGATCGAGTCCACGCTGATTAGTGTCATGACTTTTCAATTCTGAATTCAATTCACTAAACACTTTCTTGATCTTAGGTTCGTAAGCTTCAATCACCTTTCTCTGTTCGTCACTAACAATATCTTCACCTCTGAAAAGAGTTGTGCTATTTGGCTTGGCGCTGCTGAAAATATAGACATACTCCTTCTTTGGCATGCCGCTGTTGAAAGTTGGATACAATTGCTTGGAACTTTTACATTCTAAAAAATAGACGCGATCATTAACTTTGACAATAAAGTCCGGGCTGTTGTGCGTCCCACATGGTTGCGAAATGAAGGTATTATTCTCCATATAACACTTTGATGGATCTTTAAGCCATAAATCCCTTACTTTCAAGAACCCCTTACTCTTATGATTTATTACCTCGACTAGTCCACGATTAATTAATATATCCTCGACCGCATCTTCATGTTTCGAAATATTATGAACCATCCCGCTGGCAGCGGCATAATTTTTGTAATAAGGCATCTTCAAAACAGCTTCCAAAATTTGTTTCATGGTTGGTTTCATTGGTCTGTGCTCCCTAGTGCTCCTGCGCCTCTGGCGCTCATTGTAATTGGATATTCATATAGTTCGCCATCTCTTCGTCTGATGGCTCTAAAGTGGACCACAGGCACCATCACAACTTGTGCGATCTTTGTGCCTGCTTCGATAGTTTGTGTCGTGTTTCCTACATTATGAAGATTGATAAACACCTCTCCATCATAACCTGAATCAACAACACACGCCCCCACCAGCAAGCTACGCTTAGCTGCTACGCTAGAACGATTCTTTACTTCCAGCATATAACCATGCGGGACTCCAAATCGTAAACCAGTAGAGAGAATCTTACTTTCCCCCGGTGCGATAGAGACTGCCCTGTGCAACTCGCTGGATGGAGGCGAGTACCGCACGTCCAACCCGGCATCCGATGGATTGGCACGGGCTGGTTCGTTAGCGGTTGGGTGGACTAATGCGTATTCAAGCAGCATTGGTGTTCCTCTTCTTATTCAGAATGAGGTTGTAAGCATCATAGAATTCATCGACGTTCAATTCGCTCTTCATAAAACGATATGCCTTAACGGCAGTGCGAATCTCGTCGGTGGACAACCACCCGTTGTCACGGAACTCCTTGCGAAGTTCCCTCTTCTGCTCCTTGTATGGTTCCATCGCTTCTTCGATGGCGTTTAATGATCGAACATATTCTAAGATATAACGATCCTTGTCTGTGTTGTTTGTGGCCATGTAGCCTCCTTTTGTATTAATAATATATCAGACTGAGAGGCCTATGTCAAGCATTATTCGAACTTAAAATCAACTTTAACATTAATATTTAAAGTTGGAACATGCAAGTAATTAACTAGGTTATGGCGCCTACATTCATGTGGTGCCAGGTACCAATCAGCGTGACCTCTCTGGTGAATAATATCCAAAAAATGGTCTTTGCTTTGTCCACAATTTTCAGCCATCATATGAAAAATCTTTTTGTTTAATCTGTCAGCTTCTTTAGCATCTGCTTTAAGCTCTTCAACTTTTCCTTCCATCATCGAACTCACATCGTGAATCATTACAGTGGCATCGGGATCCATATATCTTTTTCCTTCGGCTCCAAAGCTTGCTAGCACAACACCACAAGACATCGCCTTGCCTTGTATAATAGTAGCAACCGGAATTTTAGAGTGTCTGATGTCTGATATCATCGACATTAATGAATATACTTGACCACCATAACTATCAATTATAATTGGAACTATTGGCTGTCCTGTATTTTGCGCCTTGCTCATCTGAGTTGAGAACGCATTAGCAGAATCCTCGTCAAACTTTCTCACACGAACAACAATCGGCAAATCCTCCACTAATTCCTGATCTTTCAAAAGTGGACTAAAGTATTTAATAATATTCATTTTGTTTTATCCTAGTAATTTAAATGTTCTCCCAATCGCATAAGTAGAAAATCCCCATTGTTCGTCATACTTAAGCTTCGCCATATACGGTTTATTAAGTGAGATCTTGTCCTTCTCTGGTTTAACGCCCCAACAACGAATCCTTGTCTGTTCGTTATTGCTATCGATCACTTCTACGATCCAGTAGTCTTTACCGTTCTTGGTCTTCTTCGGCGTAATCTTGCGCGGAATGAACCAGCACACATTCAACAAGCTATCGAATTCTGAAATCGGTGGAATATACTTATCGCCTAGGCGCTTAAGCATGGCGTCGTCTACCACAAGGTTCAACGGGAAGACGCCTGTAAGCTCTGTTCTAAATTGAATAATTTCTTCTTCGCTAAAATGTCCCTCGGGGCGATACAGTTCCATATTCTCGGCTAGCTTTTTTGTGTTCTTTGGGCGCTCTACGATACAAGCTGACCAGAAGTGTTTCATGCCAGTGAACCTATCATCAATCAGGTTATCTAGCGCTCCACCTCGACACAAAGCATCCAAGGACTTCTTGTTTAACTTGCCATATGCCACCCCTTCTTTGAAGAGAAGATCTTCCGCATTTGTAAAAGGACGGTTATTGAGTATCTGTTCAATCGCTGCCATGCCCAGTCCCTTGATCGAAGTGAGTGGTTGGATTAGCGTCTTGCCATCTTCACTAATTTCCCAGATGACACCCGACTTATTAATGTCAAGCGGCTCGATACTATATCCGTACTTCTTAGCAATGTTGATTGCTTTTTCTTTTCTGCTCTCTGGTTCTTTGTCCAAGAACGCTGCTAACCACTCTACGGGATAATATGCAAATAAGAAAGCGCACTGATAAGACAACATACTATAGGAAACAGCATGAGACTTATTAAAACCGTAGCCTGAAAAGTATTCAAAGTTATTCCATAAAGTTTGCGCGCTATCCTTGCCAATTCCTTTTTCTTCGCATCCTGCGATGAACTTGTTGTAGATCTTTCTTTTTGCATCATTTCCCTTTCCTGTTCCTTTCTTAGTTAAAAGCTTGCGTAGTTTATTTCCCTCGTCCAAAGACAGATCCTTGCCCAGCGTGTGAGCGATCTTAGCGATCTGTTCTTGGAAAATCAGGAAACCATATGTTTCCTCCGTAACCTCCCGCACCTCATCCGTAAGATACGAGATGCGATGTGGGTGCTCTCGCGCCTCCATAAAGTCATCATGCACATTAGCCGCTAGCGGCCCAGGACGGAAGATAGATGTAACAGCGGAGATATCAATAATGTTTCTCGGCTTCACTCTCTTACAGAACTTCTGCGATCCTGACTCCGTGAACTGAAAGATGCCAGCCCACTTGCCTGCGTGGAAAATGTCTTCATACACCTTCTGATCATCCAAGTCAATAACATCTGGATGGAGGTGATTATTATAATATGCTTTTACATCTTCGAACGTAGGCTCTGCGATATCGTGATGGCGCTTCAAGATGTGACGGATACACTCCTCAATCATCTTAAGCGTAGAGAGTCCCAAGATATCGAACTTAATGAACCCCATAGGTTCCAAGTGCCGAACGTTCTGTCCCTCGCTCCAAGGCGTCTGTCTCACGCCACCAGAGTTAATCAGCGGCATGTAACGGTCTAGATTCTCCGCGACCACCACACCACCAGCGTGGCGAGAACAAGAGCGAACCTGTCCAACCAACGCTTCAACGTGTGTCTTAACTTCCGGGTAAGCACTTAAAAACTCCTGGAGAGAGGAACTAAACTCCATCACCTCTTGCCATGTCGGAGCGTACACCCCAGACTTAATCCCGTGACGACGCTTAGCTTCGGGTGTGGCCTCGTAAATCATCTTGCTCGTTACGTTATTAACTTCAGTGAAGGGAATACCATACAACTTAGAGATGTCCTTAATAAGCGAACGCAACTGCAGCGTGTTCCAGTTAGAAATGGGAGCTACTGTGTCTTCTCCCCACTCCTTAATCAGCGCCTCCTTCAGCGCCATCGGATCTGCCACATCGTAATCGATATCAGGATAGTCTGTTGCGTCTGCCCGAAGGAATCGAGAGAACAATAGTCCATATTTGATTGGATCGATCTGTGTGATGTTCAATGCGTATGCGACCAACGAACCAGCTGCAGAGCCACGTCCAGGGCTAGTGAGCATTGTGCCCAGCGCCCGATCAGAGATTGCCTTCATGGTAAGGAAGTACTTGGAGAACCCGCGATCATCGATAACCTTCAGTTCGTGCTTTAATCGACTAAGATATTCGTTATTGTAGATAAAACCCAACTCCTTCAAGCCATCCATAGAAAGCTTTACTAACGCATTGGTAGCTGTCATTCCCGCTGGCACCACAAAGTCGGGCAACCTAACGGTATTATCTGGCAAGAACGTATCAATGCGTTCATGGGCGATTCGATGCGTTTCTGTAATAGAATTTAAAACCAACTCGTCATCGTAGTCATACTCTTCAGAGTATTGTTTATACGAATCCCACATCTGGTTCCCGTTCTTTGGATATAGTTCATAACCAATCTCTTCTACGCCCGCCGGCAGATCTGTACTGTCTGCCCACTTTGGCGTTCCCTTGCCAAGCCAGCCAAGACGCTTGTAAAGCTCTCTGTCCTTCCAAGCGTCTTGGTTGGGGTAATGACTATCGGCTGTTGATATCAGTCCAATGTCAAACTCTTTAGCAGTCTGAATAATATATTGATTCAGTTGGTGTTGTTCTTTAATGTTGTTCCATTGAAGCTCTGCGTACCAGCGATCTCCAAAGATATCAGTCATACGCCTACTTGTCTCGCGCATTGCGCCTAACACAGCTTCATCGCCTTCCTCACGGTTCTCCCAGAAGTTACCCGCATACACGCCACCTAGGCAAGCAGAGGCGGCAATGATGCCTTCTCCATACTTTTCCAACAGTGCATAATCCACGCGAGGATACCGATAAAAATTCTCGGCTTTATAGCTCTCGGAGATCAATTTAAAGAGGTTATTTAAGCCCTCCTGGTTCATCGCTAACAGGACCAAATGTCTACGCCTACGCAGGACATCTTGTGTCTTTTTGCTCGCGCCCTCGTCCTCTACAGTGGCCCCTGACGCCTTGTCAGCTTTAATAGCACGGGCCTTCTTCTTGTCTTCCATCGCCTTAGCATACTCTTCGTGCCACTCTGCGATGGAAGGGATAAAATACGCCTCGCAACCGAAGATAGGTTTAAAGTCTTTACCTTCTGCTTGCATCTTCTTGGCATGTAACACCTGATATGCCAGTCCGTTCATGTTCCCATGATCAGTTAGCGCCAAGGCATCGCTGCCATTTTCATACGCGAAGTCCATATGCGCTTGTGGATACCCAATGGCATCAAAAATAGACCCTGCTACACTATGGGCATGCAGCCCAACAAATTTAATATCTTTCATTCCTTACCCTCATAAGCTATCTTACTATGTTTATGTGTCTGTGTCAAGCCTTCTTCTGGCTTTTTTATAATATTTTCTGAACCTAAAAAGTTACAGTATTCTCGCCACTTAGAGAGATCATAAAACCACTCCAGTTCAAGGTGTGACGCGTCCTTTTCCTCGACCTCCCCAAATACGTCTTCAAAGTCAAAATGCCGTGCTGACCATCGCTCTTCCAACGGCAGCTTCTCTGATGGCATCTCACCGGGAGGAGGATTAATAAATGTCCTAGTTGTCTTTTTGTTTACTGCGTTGCGGCAGGCCTTAAAATCTTTTCCAAACATAGTGAAGGCAAGCGGTACGTTGTCTTTTACTGTCTTGCCATCGTGTGTTAGGAAAAAGTTTTCTTTCATGCTGGAAATTTGGATCCTGTGCTCTCTCAAACTATAAATGTCATACGCGGACATAGGGAAAGTAATATAATACTTATCGGGCAACAGCCACTTAGATATTTTATATGCCACCTTCCAAGCAGCAAGAATACCATATAATGCCCCCCACCCATACGAGTCGCGACGATCACGATCCTTCGGATGAACAGGCACATAGTAAATAGGAATTTCCTTGCGAACGCCTTGATAAAATTTAGTAAATTTTCGAGAATAATATACAGGATCGTACACCCACTCCCCCACTCTCTTTCTAACAATCGGAGCTAAATCATCGTTGGCAACAATCCAGATGGTTTGACAGCCAGCGATAGCGCACTCGAATACTGCCTTTTGAATAGCTGTGTAACCAGCCTCCACAGGCATCATCACAGCAGGGATATCCATATCGAAATCTGTCTTAAGATTTGCTACTGGAATGATGCCTGCCAAATGAGAATGGCGGGGAATAGTCGTCAAAAATACCTCAAAAATCTATCGTAGGCCATACTAGCCGAATGTAGATCTCTGAGTAGATCTTCTTCTTTAAGTTTTGGTAACTCGATAGAATCCTGCCCTTCCCACGACGGATCTTTCTCCTTGCGCTTTGTCCTTGTGATAGACGTTGTTCTAAATTTATAATATTTTGGTTTGCCATTTGGTCCGTACCCATTAAATACTCCTTTCATACCTCGGGTTTCCATTTCGGAAATTAGTTTAAATCGCGCCATTGTTTCGGAAAAATCAAAATCGAGTAAATCTTCTTCCTTGATTCTCGAAACGACGCATGCATCCTTTACGGGTGTGTTTCCATCAATCCTATCAGAAGGATAAAACCACACCTCGTTAACGAAGTCATCTTCTAGTTTGATGTAATCAACATCATGCTTCCCTCCTCGATTGAATGCTATCCAATCATAACATATATAATCTGATTTCGCAAGTGTTTTCTCTTTCATTCCCGAACAATTTTGATCTCCAAAAAAATAGCAAGTTTCAAAATTTATTTGGGCGATTTTTGCGTACTCATTCGAACATACGACTTTATTCTCCTGTAATCTCATACTTTTACATAAGTTGGAAAAAAGAACTTTTCCATCGAGAGATAAGAAGAAAAGAAGACGTTCCCATAGAGTTTCCTTGGGTATCCCAAAAGTCAAAATCTCGCCAAATGCTTGGAAAAAATTTTCAGCGTTTTCTAGTTTTAGGGAAGAAAAATCTAAATCAGGCCTGAAGTAGTCGAACCGAAACGGGCGCTCTGGCTCCGAGAACACTATCGGAAGACGTTTGTTAAAAGCAAACAACACAGCCTTCAAGCTGCTTCCAATAACTATTTCATCATACTCAAAAACAAAACTCAATTGAGTTTCCTTAAATGTCTATTATCATAGCCACCGTTTTCCCAATCGGGATTCATTATATGCATATACTGAGGATAATGTTTCCATCCTAGCGAATGCCCTAATTCATGTTCTAAAACCCTAGGGCGATTAACATCTTTCTGTCTAATAATTATTTTTGCTCTCACGATGTTGCCTGTTGTTGTGTTTATCGATGTGCTTGTTAGCGCCAAAAAATCATCATCTAAATCTTGGTTGGCGCCAGTTATTATTATGCCACTACCATGATCTACACCAAAACACTCAAGCGAATCATAATCATATAATACATCATGGAATTCATATCCGATATTGCGCCAGTATGCTATAGCTATTTGTACCCTTGTGTGGGATATATTTAACTCTTTACAAATTTTCACTACCGGTGGTACTTTCCAGACGCCTGATTGTTTGGGCTTTCCAAGTGCAAATATTTCATATGGCTCAGCCGTATAATAAAAATGTAAAGGATAACTACCTACGTTTACACATGTAAACAACAGCAATAGGAATAACATATTAATACATAGTTATTCTTCTTCGTTCTCAACCTCGTCTAAAAGTGTTTTAATGTCTAGGCCGGCACAATCTATTTTTCTCTTGCTAATGTGATAGTGACTAACAAAACCACTAAATTTGCCATATGGAACATCCTGTTCATATTTTGTTGATGTCTTTCCAAATTGACCCAATGGTGTTTCATAAGGGATGCCAGTCGCTCCATGGATTGCTTTCCATAGAGCTTTTAGAGCTTCGATCTGAGCCGGGTAAAAATCTAAAAACGGTTTAAGCTTGCTTCCATGGACCCAAGCATCTTCTACTATGGATCTTTCCCCGAAACCTCTTTTAACATAAGTTTCCTGATATTTGGGATAGTAAGCGTTTGATATTTCCACGCCGACTGACGCACGATTTGTTCGCGATGAACCAGCATGAAACGCCGCGTGTTGCATGTCTAAAGTTTGATAAATAGTACCATCATTGTCAATCAAAAAATGAACTGAAATACCACGCTTGTCAAGTACCCTAGCGCAAGATGTGGCAGATAAACAAACATCCCAATGGTTTACAAAATAGCGTATGTTTCGTTTTGGGCGCCCAGTGTAATCGTAATAGTGCCCCTTGTCTGCCTTGTGGCCACCTCTCTCAGACCACAAAACAACTTTGTCCCATTTAATGGGGAAACAATTGCCATTGTAAACAATATAGTTAGAATATTTTGGATCATCTGGTTTGTGTTCATCAATTTCTGCTTGTCTCTCTGTCCACAAGCGTCGAAATGTCATTGGACCACATAAACCATCAGCCGAGAGTTCTCGGTCCTTTTGCCATTTTTTGATAGCTCTAACTAGCTTATCGTCAAAATATTTCTCACCAAACCAAGTTGGATCCCATCCAAGTTTCTTGGCCGACGATTCGTTATAAAAATCTTTGTCCATTAGTGTGTTCCTTATAATATTCCTATAATGTAATTATCTAGGATTACATTATATTTACTTCCGTCCACGTTTATTTCTTCCATCATAGATTTATCAATAACTATCATAGAATGTTCTCCAAGTTTAGAGCGCGCCGATAGAATGTTCTTAAATCTAACATCGTCTGCCCAATCAATTACCGAAACAATCGCGTGTCTTTCTTCGGCCGGCTTAAAACTCTCTGGGAGTACAATGCCGCTAGCAGTTTCTGCTTGTTTTTGCTGTGTTTCCACTAGTACGTATCGGTTAACAGGCTTAAACAATGCCCACCTCACCTTCTAAGAGCTTCTTATGCACCTTGAACTCGCTTTCTGTTAAGAAAAGATCTTCGCGGCAAGTGCAATGTTTACAGTAAAGGGTCACATTTACTTTTCCCCCCACCATAGCGCGAATCTGTCCTGTGGGCGCCCAATAACACTCTTGTTGGCATTTGCCTATTGTTTTTATTCTCTTTTGATCAAAGAGATGATTGAAATTCATTTATACCTCCTATTAAATAGTACATGAATCATTTGTACAAAACTTTGTTCCGCTTCCACCTTCTTCGTCTTGGATGCGTTGAATCGGTTTTATATTTTTTATCATCTTTTTATAAGTCTTTTTATCAATTGCTTCATAGGGAGCTTGCTTATAGCCAGTTTCTTTATATCTCAAAAATGACACAGCTTTAAGGCGCGTCTCATACATTTCTAAAGCATCTTTAATTTGATGAGCCTCGTCATCATTGAAAGTCACAGTAATAGAAACAGAATTATCCGCCCAATAATGCTGGTACTGAGCAGCAATTTCTAACTGTTCCCACATACTTACTCCTTTCTTACCTTTCAAAAAATACGGCTCGTGAATTGGAAATTCCACCACTTTAGTCTTAGGAGAGTATTCATCATCTTCGATAATATAACCAGCTTTTTCCAATGCCTCCAGTAGGCCCGATTGACTAGAGAAACGAATGCGACGAATATAGTATTCGCTCTCAGGAAAATGAATTCCTGGGGTAGATCCATTCAACAACGAAACAGTGCCGGATGGCTTGATAGAGGTTGTTCTAACAGACTTAGGGATGCACAACCAATTAGAATATTCCTCATCTAATTCGGCTACATGTTTATAGGCACTGTCGCACCATTTATACATTGTTCTTCTTCCAAACTTATTAAATGCTTGTACAACTCCAGACTGAGATAGTCCGATTCTTCTATTCTTCAACATCTTTGCGTTGGTTTCGGGCCATTGAGTGTTTGTAAGCGTAACAGTCTTGCCATAAAGATAGGCAATCTTAAGCGTCTTTAAATAATCTTCATAAGAATCGTGCTTGGCAGGATATGTCTCAACCAAACAACACAACTCCCCATCTTCAAGCTGTTGCTCAACACAAGGATTAAACCCTGCAACGTTAATGTCATCGTACCTTTCAGGATCTTTGAACCTTCCTCGGGTACGAGCATTATTAAGCCAGATATATCCTGGCTCACCATTCTTCTGGCTCTGTTCTGCGTGCCACGTGTAGTCCATTCCTACTTCAGCAACAAAAGAATTATTTGAACCCCATCGATGATGATAAAGCTTTTCCTGATCATTTTTCATTTGAAGGTAATGCATATCATCGTGGGATCCCATTGCTAACGCTGCAGAGCGACGAACGTTTCCAGCTACAACGCAACGACCAATTAAGTTCTCAACATCAACGATGTCAACTGAAGTAATAGATTCTCCTATTTTATCTGAAAACAATTCATTAAGATTTTCGTGTAATTCCTTAAGTGGGGCGGCACCGCTAGATGTGCCTCCAAAACCCTTAATAAGGGCCCCTTCCGGTCGGATTGCCGAATAATCAAATTTTGGTACCTTACCTCCAAAGAAAAATCCATCCAAAAGAAGATGAACAGAATCAACCCAGCCCTCGCGAGAATCGTCAATCACTAACGTGTCATTTGTATAGTGGGGTTCTTCAATGGTTACAGTGCCTGCGCCAGAGGTATCAAAACCTACGCCAATCCCAACCATTAAAGCATCCATCATCCAAGAGAACAAATATCCCCCCTTAGAAGAAAGTTCTTTGGTGGAACGAAAAGCACAATTAAAAAGTCCAGCGCCAGTCTTTTCCTCCACAAACTTAGTTCCCATCATCCACAAGCCCCGACCTGGAGGTGTCCACTTAAGGCTGAATAAACGATCATACGCTTCTTTGGCGGTTCTTTGTGCTTTCGAATCGTTCCATTCCAAGCCACTGTCCACCACGTGTTGTTTCTGCATATTAAACATGCCCTCAACAACACGTCGGCATGTTTGCCACCACTCTTCTGTGCCCGTAGCATCTGAATCAAATTCATTTAAACGCCTGGCATAAGTACGCTTAAAAGTAACATATCCCAAGGGGCCCCATGGCACCTCCTGTGTCCGGTATGGGTCAATAAACACATCTGATAAACGAAATCTGCGGATATTTTGCGAAGTTCTCATAAACTATTTTCTCCTTTTTCTAAACTTTTCATATCTTGTTTGTAGTACTTGTTGTTGTTTCTTAGGATCAAGCGCTACAGGATTCAATGGAATTTGTGGCGCTACAATCTTTGGGGCGATCTTAATATTCACGTTAGAAGTGTCCATAAAAATATTGTATACAATACCATCTGGGCCATTTCTGTTTTTGGCGATAAAAAGCTTTCCCTGGTTCTTTTGTTTATCCTCGATTGTACGAGAGATAGAAAAAATAAAATCGGCTACAAAACATTTATTGAAAGCTTCAGAAATTTGTTCCATTGTAATCACTTCTGCGTTTAGCCCAGAGCGGTTCGTCTGGGAAGCTGTCCATAGCGCACACTTAAATTCAGAAGCAATCGCTCTAAGCTCTTCATAAATAGATTCCAGTTCATTTCTTTTCTCTTTTCTGATGACAGTCGGTCTTAACAAATCAGCATAATCAACAATAATCATGCCTGGATTAATTCCTCGTTTAGCCAAACGAGAAAGATGAGCACGAATTGTGTTAGTTGACGCCGATTTAGTGGGGTATTCTTTCACAATTAGTTTACCATCAATCTGGCTAATTTGTTTATAAATATCTTCTTTAAAGTTTGGTAAATTGGAAAGAGGATAACCAGTAATACAACTATCATAGCGATTGCCAATAACAGTGTCAGGCAACTCAAGGGTGTAATGAACTACTACCTTTTTTTCTTTAAGCGCCTGCACACCAAGATGAACAAGTACCATTGACTTGCCGGCGCCGGTGGGAGCAATAACAACTCCCATTTCTTTTTGTCCAAGACCTCCCCCACTGATATTATCAATGTCGTTCCAACCAGTTGTAACGGGACGACGGTGCTTTGGCTTATATCGATCTTCAAAATCCAAAAGGAAATCATGTCCAAAATCCGTCTCGGAGCCCAATCTTAATGAATCATTAATAACTTTTGAAATCTCATCAAAAGAACACGTTTGTAACAAGCCAACGGACTTCATCATGGCTTCTTTAAGGTTTTGTTTTCTACAGAAATCCAACGAAGCTTCTTTAATATATTCTACATCCGTGAGTTCTCTCGTGTGAATCTTAGCAAAATAATCACGCACTTGCTTCTGGACTATTTCGTCTTCTTTTTCTAGATCAGTGCGTAAAATGCTTATAATAGCGTCCACAGAGGGATGTTTATTATACTTCTCCCTGTATCCAATAATTCTATGTACAAACACCCTCAGATATTCTAACTCTAGGAAGTTTGTATTGAACACTTCCATTATCTGATCGGCAAATGGCCGATCTTCGAAAATCAGTTGTACTAGCCCTTCTTGGAAAGCTTTACCATACTTTCCAAAGCTTGCGCCCTCTCTTGTCATTTATGCCCTCTTGATTATTATAACACGCTGACCGTAAAAGTCAACCACATTCTCTAACGATCTTATTCATGTGCGTCTTTAAGTCTTCCAAATTTAGTTCTCCAAATCCATCATCACGCATCATGCGAATAATCTCTGTTTTATTAAATGTGAAGTCAAAGTTCTCGACAGCTTCCTTCGTCACCATTTTAGATTGGAAGGACATCTGGGGAGCGTATAACTGCATCATTTTATAATTATGCTCAATTAACTCCTTTCCCTCCACGATATTGGGAAAAAATCTAAGTTTGCTCTCAGCGTGCTCACAGTGTTCTATAACTTCCTCAATTGTATAGGCTTTTTCTTCCGATAAAAAATTAAGCCGTTTTGCAACAGTAGCGAATCCAACGCCTTTAATACCCGGCAGGTTGTCTGAAGTATCTCCGATAATCGCACGTGCGAGAGCCATATTTGTTGGATGGACGCCTGTTTGTTCAATGATGCGATTCTTGTTTAACGTTTCTTTCTTCACCGGTCGCATTAACACTGTTTCGTCGTCACATAATTGAAAAAAGTCTTTATCATTTGAAACAACAACCTTCTGCCATCCCTTGTAATAGGGCATCTGAGTGATGTAAGATATAACATCATCTGCTTCAATTTGCGGCAGCATTGTCTGAATGATCGGCATCTCATTTAGATACTCAATCAGCCTACTTTGTTGCCACACTTTGTTTGTGATTTCCTCATCCTCTGATAAGTTATGAAAAGCACGATTCAATCGAATAGGCTTGCGGCCCGCTTTATAGTTCTTGTCCATAGTCTTGCGCTTTCGTGAGCCATCTGGACCATCCCAAGCGATCACTACATGATCTGGCTTCGTATCTCTCACAAGCTTCTGTAAAATCTTCAACGATCCTTTTAGCCCTCCAATGGGTTGTCCATTGGTAGAGATCGAAGGATCTACAATATACGCCCTCAGATACATATTCAATGCATCAATAATCAAAACTCTTTTCATATCTCAATTTTCTCCAATAAATATGCCTCTATTTCATGCTTCGCTCCCGCTACTACTATTTGATACGTCTCTGCTGACATCTCACCATAATGTATTCCATCATCTTCGTCCAGTCCTGCATGCCCCGTAATGGGAACCGAAAGCTCCACAGACAACACTACTCCAACACTCTTCATATAATAAACAGGAGGTATCAGTGCATTGCCTTCATCATCTAAAGATGCCTCTAAGAGTAGACCAAAGTTTTTATCATTCCAATCCAATTCGCGGGCGCGGTCTCTTACTTTTACTAAATCTCCAATCTTAAATTTACTTTTCATTTCTTTCTCCTGTGTCATCACAGATTATATTACCGTTTTCATCAAGGGGAGGGAGGATTTTGTGAGCGGTGTCGCCGGGACACCAACAGTCAGGACCCCCAGGACACCTACTATCGTTAGGATAAAGTCCGTAACTACACGCAAATATCAGCGGCAGAATAAAATTCATTCTAGTACCTCGACAATCTCACTTTCAAAAAACACCTCTGGACCCTTGTCTCCTACACATAGGATCTCATAGGTACCTTCCTTCCAGTCACCTACAATAAGTCCCACATAGTATCTGTTGGGAGGAGATACGTCGTCTATTATTTTTACCAATTGTCCTACTTTATATTTCATAGTTTATAGCTCCCCACAATCTTATCATCAATAGTATATACCACCTTCTTAATGCCTACGTGCTTCATAGCAGCATGGCACATTGAACACGGCTTGCTCAGCCTGTATTCTCCACACTTGCCCACCCTTGCAACATATACAGTTGCGCCGGTTGTAATAGCGCGATCAAGGCCCAAAATAACACCCAATTCAGCATGTACTGTGGACCTTCCATTATGGTCTTTTTGGAACCTCTTCCCGAAAGAAGAAAAATTGTTTTTATTATGTGCTGTGTTTCTAATGGAGCCACCCCTAACTAGGACAGCCCCATGTTTGTACTCTGGATAAACTGATTGGTTTGCCACTCTTTTCGCCAAATCCATATATCGATTAACCTTACCCTTATACTTGTGGTACCTGTCTGCTGACTGCGTATTATATTCTGCACATTGTTTGGGCCCAGACAAGAAAACCTCCTAAACGTTATACCAAGTATACTAGCTTAGGAGGCTGAAGTCAAGTGTTTATTTGTTTTAAATAACTACTTTAACACCGAATGACCATCTTCCACGAATCCAATGTCCATAAGGATCATAATGCCCTGGTGTCCAATTCCACCCTACAACACGGCGTGCGTGATGTCGGTGTCGTGGAGGCGTGTGCCGGTGTGCCGTCGCATGGTGATTATGCTTCGGTGGTGGCGACTTATGTGCCTTGTGGTGTGCGTCTGCTGGTGCTGATAAAAGCACCATCAAAGATAGAATATTTAACATGTTATTTCTCCTTTCTATGTGGGATTAGTTTCCCAGTAATTAGACGGCTGTGTTGTTGTTTTATTCAATTTAATGTATTATAAAGTCTAACATCTCTTTTAAGATGTTCTATTATTTGTTCTCGCTCTTTTTCCAGCAGTAGTTCAGAAGATGTGTCTGATGGCAATTCTTCTATCACTTCAAACACAAATGCGTCTTTTCCGTGCTCGTCATAGTCTCGCTGGAGATGTTTGTTTGGATGTGTGTTCTTTCGTAAGTGTTTTTTGTGTTCTGTCCATCTTCGTGAATACCGGGTAGATTGCCCGATATACACCTTTCCATTTATTGTGTTCATTATTAAATACGTTGCTGCTGGGAGATTTTGAAGCCATTGCTTGTCGTATTCTTTGTTGTCTTGACGCCATTGCTTGTTGTATTGCTTTATACGTTCTTTGTTGTCTGGGTCTTGATAGTATTGCTTGTGGTATTGCTTGTTGTATTGCTTTTTGTGTTCTTTGTTGTCTTGATAGTATTGCTTGTGGTATTCAACCACACACGCCTTACATTGGTTTCTGTTTTTACGCATCTCACTAATCGGCTTCACTTCGCCACATTTGCTACAAGTCTTATTCATCTTCTTCATAAAAATCTTTTGCGTTTCCGAGTCTTTCATCGAACTTTCTCACAACCTCTTCGTCCATCAGTTGGAGAATCTTTTCTCTAAATTCTGAGTCATTGAGAATCAGGCCACCCCACTTAGAC